GAAAGCTAAAGAACAAGCAGACGAATTAGTCGCAAAATTTACAACCAAGGAGGACGCTTTGAACGCTATTGACCTTCTTAAAGAGTTTATTGTTAAATACGACAATCACCTGGATGATTATTTATTTTGGACGAAAGTTGAAAATAAAATTAAGAAATCATGTTAGAGATATTAAATAAGTATTATTTGGATGGCCTGTTGTATAAACAGGTTCATCCTGTTTTACCATTAACCATATGGAATTATTCAGAAAAATGTCAGTATGAGGAGAAATGGGATTCTGTGTCTTTGATGTGCCGTGGACTTGTAACCGATAACGAAGGTAATATTGTTGCAAGACCTTTCAACAAGTTCTTCAACATAGAAGAGAACAAATTCACCCCCACTGAAAATTTTGAGGTTTATGATAAAATGGATGGTTCATTAATAATTTCATTTTATTATAATGGTGAGTTGGTTGTTGCTAGTCGTGGTTCATTTACTTCTGACCAAGCTATTGCTGCTAAAAAACTATTATCTGAAAAATACAACCCAAATAATGGTATGTTACCAGGTTATACTTATCTATTTGAATTCATCGCACCATGGAATAGAATTGTTGTTGATTATGGTGATGTTGAGAAACTAGTAGTATTGGGTGTTATTGAAACTGAAACCGGAAAGGAAGTTGAGTTTTCAGAAATGGAAAATGATGGGTTTGATATCGTTAAAAAATACGATGGTATAAAAGACTACTCAATCTTAAAATCTACCATTAAAGATAACGAAGAAGGTTTTATAGTTAGATTTTCAAATGGTGATAGAATTAAGATAAAAGGAACCGAATATTTACGTCTTCATAAAATCATGACCAATGTATCAACCACAGGAATATGGGAAATGTTAAAAAACGGTGATGACGTTACAGAGATATTAAAAGATGTTCCGGATGAGTTTTACAGAAAAATAAAATTATATGTTAAAGATTTAAAATATTTTTATTATTCTATGTCGGATAATGTTGGGAAGAAATATGACTATTTTATGTCTGGTAAATACAATGATAAAGAACCTGTAGAAAATAGAAAAGATTACGCTCAATGGGTATTAACTCAACCTAAACACTTACAACCTATCTTGTTTAAGATGTTTGACAAGAAAGATTATAAAGAAATAATCTGGAAATTAATTAAACCTAAATTCAGAAAATTATAAAATTAACTATTTACTTTTGCAAAAATCCGATGTAATTATCGGATTTTTTTTTATTTCAGATATTTATAGTAAAATAACCTTATTAATATTTATAACATATGGATTCATCTGTCATTGTCGCATTTATATCTGGGGTCGTAGGACCAGTACTTCTTTTGTTCATCAAAAATAAAATTGAAGAACGTAAACAAAATATAGACATTATAAAAGACGCTTTAGAAGTTAGCGAATGTGTAGAAGCCAAGTTAGACGATATTAAACAAGAATTCAAAGTAGATAGAGTATGGATAACCCAATTTCATAATGGAGGACATTTTTATCCAACAGGTAAATCAATTGCGAAATTTACTATGTTATATGAAGTTGTTGATGTTGGGATACCATCAATACAATCAAATTTCCAAAATATACCAGTTAATTTATTTAGTAAATCCATCAATAAATTGTTAAGTAATAATGTAATTGAGATTCCTGATTATAAAGACAGTTCAACACCTACTTATGGTTTAGAACATATCGCAAATGAAAATCATTGTAAATCAGGTTATTTATTTGCTATTAAAAATATTGAAGGAAAATTTGTTGGTATTTTAGGTCTTGATTTTACTAAGAAAAAAACTAAATTAAATCAAGCGGATATTGTTAATTTACAAGTTTCTGCAACATCATTAGGTGGTGTTCTTATGACACATCTATGTCACAAATAAAAAAATATTATGATAAAATTAATTAACCTTCTTGAGATATCATCTTCAGATTTTAGAACAAAAATAAAAACCTTAGGTCATAGTGAGAAAGGTTCCGAATTAACTTCAGGTGGGGAATTAAATCCTAAATTATTGGACATATTATCGTTATTTTTAGATGAATGGACTAAAATAGGAGGGAATGGTTGTAAATTAAAATTTACGTCAGGTAATGATAAATTTCACCAAAATAGAAATAGTAAGCATAAAATAGGTGATGCTGTTGATGTTACATTATCAACAAGTTGTCACGCTAAGTTTACTGAACTTCTTAATACTTACACAAAAAAATACCCGGGATTCACATATATTGATGAATATAAAAATCCTTCACCTGGTGCGTCAGGAGGTCATTTCCACATTAATATTGGTGGTGGTTCTATACCTGAAGATGGTAACACAACACCTGAAGACTCTACCAAACCTGTTGAAACTAGTACAGCACCTGAACAAGATGATAGTATTTTGACCGATTTGATTGCTGGTAGTTTAAAAAAAGCCGGTTTTAAAGAAAGCGTTAATAGAATAAAAGAATTATTAAAATAAAAAAACCCCCAAGTTAATGGGGGTTTTTAGTTATTATTGTTTTGCAACTTCTTTAACTGGTTCAACAACTTTAGTTGTGTCAGCTTTAGTAGAGTCAACTTTAACTTCAACTGCTGTTGAGTCAACAACAACCGCTGTAGAATCGGTAACAACTGTTTCAACATTTCCTTCAGATTCATTGTGTTTGCAAGATGCGAACGTCAAGGCAGCTACTGCCAACATAGATAAAATTACTTTTTTCATAAAAATTTGTTTTAGTTTATTATTTATAGATAATTAATAGGTATAAAAGATTTGAATGTCAAGTCGGGTAATAAAAATAAATTTACACAAATAAGATTATTGTAAGTATGACGGTTGCGGAACTAATTATAAAATTAAAAACCATTGAGAATCAAAACGCTCCTGTTTTTGTAAAAGGTTATGAAGATGGGTTAGACGATATTACTTTTGATAATAAATTACATAATGTATTATTAAATGTGAATAGTGAGTGGTATTATGGTAAACATGAATTAACTTATTATAATAATAGTAATAAACATAAAATTGTTGAGGGAATAATAATTTCTTAAAAATCATTTGACTATCCAAAAGTCATGACCTATACTTTTTAAGAGTTTAATAAAAATGTTATTAAATGAAAAAAAAATACAAAATATAGTTTACAACTGAAAAAGAATAACTATCTTTGTAAAACAAATCGGGAATAACCGATACGTTCTTTGAGAAAATAGATTATCCATTATAATACTTCGGTATTGTAAAAAACGATAATGGGCGGCTTATAGTCCTTATATAAATTGATGAAAATCAATATAAAGTGAATCTGTTGTGTTAACAGATTTGCGGTTTCAGAAATGGAACTCAAGTAAGCAAGCAGGATACTATATAATCTTGATTACCGAGGCCAACGGTGTAGGGAAAGTGATTATATAACTGGGTGATGTGGGTCATCTGGTTGAGGGGGGAACTCTAATAGGAATAACCTGTAGGATTTTTGCAAAAAATATGATTATCCAATTATATTATTGCGACTTCCAAAATTAAAGGAAACTTAAAACCGAAAGGTATGACAACAAACAGGTGGTGCTGAAATTGTCCTTGATACTTATCTACCAAGGTAAATATCTCGAAGTAGTCTTGAAATTTGAGAGTAGGGATACTCTAAGATGAAGTTAAGTATTCTGATGTCCAAAAGATATCGGAGCTTGGGGCAAACCACTTCGTCTATTCATCCACAACACAATACCTTATACTTTATTTAAGTAAAACTAAAAAAATGTAAGCAAGAGCGTTTGCCGCTATGAAACGGAAGTTGCCCACATATTCACTGGCTGTCAGTGGAACGTAATAACCGCAAGTTTGACCGTATTTTTATGAAAAATCTCTAAGCCTTCGAAAGCTGAATCAGAACGCAATTTTGTTGAGACAGGAGTAGTAAGAGAGTAGTTTTATAGGTAAGGAGTGATTGGTCTAACCAATCGGCAATGAGAAATACTAATCAAAAGTTAGTGGAAAAATAGGGAAACCATAATCCTATGAAAGGTTCTTAAAATTAAAGTTTATTCTCAGCTTTTTTTATTTTTTTATCAAAACATACAGGAAATCCTTTAACAAAATAATGTTAAAGGATTTTTTTGTTTTTATCGTTTTTTTTTGTTTATAATATATTTATAATAAAAAACTAACAATATGAAAAATTTATTAAATAACATTTCTCAAGAAGAGAAAAATAGAATCCTTATGTTACACGAATCTTCGGGTAAAAAAACGGTATTAAAAGAAACAACATTTAATGAACAATTTTTAATAAACGAAGGTCGTATGTCAGAAGTTTTTTCTAAAATATTTGGTAAATTTAATAATGAAGAAAAAGAAAACTTATCAAATGAGTTGGAGGATAATTTAGGAGTTACCTCAGATAATACTAAAGAAGAGATTGAAGATAAATTGAGAGACAAATTTGGTGATGTAGAAGACCCGTCAACATTTAAAAAAATAATTAGAACATTAGGTGGTGGTGTTGATGACATTATGTCAAATTTTCTGGAATATGCTATCCAAGTTGGAACGGCAACTGGATTTATAAAATATTTTGATAACAATATTCTTGCATATTTGGCTGTGGTAATTGCTTGGTATGTTACAAGATTTGTTTTTCCTGGTCACGGACCAAGTGGAGAAGGGTCTAAATTTATTAGAACTTTCAAAGATTCAGATTATAAAGAAAAAGGTCCAGGATTGAAAGGTTTTGATAATGATTATTATAAATCAGATAATGGAAGAGAGATGAATGAAGCTGGTTACGATGACTTAAAAAATCAGGTTAATAAAAGAAAAGACATTAGTACTAAAGTTTATAAATCAACTGAAAATTTATCAGTTATTGTTGGTTCACTTATTAAACTTTTCAAATTAGACCTTAAAAGATTAAGCCCTGGTGAAATTTCGTTAGATAGAGATTTGTTACGTAAGTCACATTATTTAATGATTGAATTAAAAAAAATAGAAGAACTTATTGAATCACATAAACGTAGAGATATTAACAATCCATTAACTTCTAAAGATTTAGAATTTTATGATATTGATGTAAACGATATTATGGATAAAGCTTCGGAACTTTCAAGTATGATTGAAAACCTAAAAGAAAATACTGACTATTTTGGGGATGATGGTAAATGGTTGTCTCACACAGAAAGATTATTAGACAGATTAGCGGAAACTCTATCTCGATTTGTAAAATAAATTGTGATAAAAAAACATATATAAAAAGAGACTTTAAGTAGTCTCTTTTTTTTTTGTTTTTATCGTTTTTTTAATTACATTTGCTTTATGAAAAAAGATATCAACATAGTCAATAAGAAAGCGAAACACGAATACGAGTTTTTACAGACTTACGTATGTGGTGTTAAACTAATAGGGTGCGAAGTTAAAAGTGTCCGTTTGGGTAAGGTTTCCATATCCGAAGGGTATTGTTACTTCAACAATAACGAATTATTCATTAAAGGAATGAACATATCTGATTATGGTTACGGCACAGTCCATGATAACACTTCAGATAGAAAGTTATTGTTAAAACGGAAAGAGTTAAACAAACTGGAAAAAGAACTCGTAAAAGGTCTTACAATCGTTCCTTACAGGGTCTTTACAAATGAGAGAGGATTGATTAAAATAGAAATATCCCTATCTCGTGGTAAAAAGAACTACGATAAAAGAAATGACCTAAAGTCAAAAGATATTGATAGAGATAGTAAAAGAGAAATTAGTGGTCGGTTCACAAAATAAATAAATTAAAAAAAAATTAAAATTATGGTAGATTTAATGTCATTAGCGTTAGGGGTAGTTGCAGTTCTTATTGTATTGGGGGTTGCGATTATGTTTTATGTAGTCAATCAAGTTTTTTTACTTAAAAAAAAGTTTGGTAATTTAGAAAAAGAAATACATGATAATTATAACTTCTTACATAGAAGGATTAACGAATCAGAAATAAGTTCAGAACAAATGGTTATGCGTTCACACAATCATATTGATGAGGTTGAAAAACAATTAATAAGTATGATTGACTCCAGGTTGGACAAACTGGAAAATAAAATAATCCAAAAACAAGTATTATAAATAAACGAACCGACCATTAATTACACCCCTCTTCACCGGAGGGGTTTTTTTATGTCCCCTCCACAGACTTTTCCCAACTTCCACACTATTTATAAATAAACAACATTATGAGTAAAAATAAGTCAAAAAGAAAAATGGGTGAGTGTACCTGTGATAATTGTGGAGTTACGTTTGAAAAACCATTAAGCGAATTGGTTAGAAATGAAAAACTTAATAGAAAGAATTTTTGTAATAGAAGTTGTGTCGGAAAATTTTGTGTAAAAAATTATCATAATAGAACAAATAATTATGACATATCTAAACATTCAAATAATTCTAGGGATGAATTTACCGGATTACGAACTCTTTTACGTAGAATCAAAAATAAATATCACGACTACGATGTTGATTTGGAGTATCTGAAAGAATTATGGGATAGTCAAAACAAATGTATTTATACTGGTGTTGATTTACAGTTACCTAAATGGAAAGGGACTAACGACCCTTTATATACGGCATCAATTGATAGGATAGAATCTGATAAGGGGTATGTTAAAGGTAATATACGATTTGTATCAATAACATCTAATCACGCTAAAAATTCAATGACACACGAACAAATGATTAAGTTTTGTGAATTAATTGTTGAAAATAAAAAACCCATCGTATGATGGGTTTTTTATTCAGTGGAGATGCCGACTTCGAAGTCGGGTCTTGTTCACCCTAAAGATTAAGGACTACACGCTTAGGTCAACATTTTTCTAATGTTCCGAAAATAGTTAGTTCGTTCTTCACCATCGTAAACTAACAACCAATGGATGACTCGATTTCGGGTTCAGTCATTTTTCCACCTTTGTAAAGACTTATGTTGCTAGGTATATGTCCACCGACCCCATGTTGTTCAACTAATTAAGCTGTAACAACTTCTTCAGAGCGGATTAATCCTACTGCTGAAAGTTTCGCGATTGTTTCGCCGTTTGAATTTTGTGACCATAGATTTAAGTGATAGGAAACTTCTCACTGCGTGCCCCCAATAAATAGCAATGCCAATCAATACCATTTCATCCCCCAGTGTTTTATTATACTACAAATATATATAATTATCTGGGAATAATCAAATATAGAGTATATTTATTAATAAATATTTTTTATGGCTGATATAGATAATGGTAAAAACAACGCATACGAAGGAACTCGTATTATTGTAAATACTGAAGACTTAATGTTTTTGGAGGTTTTAGCTCCGGATTCTTTAGGTTATTTTGGACTTGATTGGGTTAAGAACCGATATGATAGATTTAGAGATGGTAATTTATATTTAATTGTTGATAAGAGAGAACTCCCTGTAAATGTTAAAGTATTATATACTGACACTGATGGTGAATTTTTTGGATATTATCAATCTGGGGATACTATAAAGTATTCTGAACTACTTTTAGAGTATCCTGAGTTAGTGGACCAAATAACTGCTTTAGAACCGGTGAGTGAAATATATGACGCATTACTATCAATCTCTGAAGGTCAGGAATTATCAAAATACAACCTTAGAAATATTGATGACTTAGTTAATGATTTCAAATTTAACAAACGAAGTCCAAGGGCTAGTTCTGTTATGTTATCATTTGATGATGTTGATGATATTCTTGAGATATTTGATGTTGAGGATGAGGATAAGTGGTTTGTGAGAGTTGTAACATCTTATGATGGTTATGAATTTGAGTATTGGGATAATGTTCATGATGATTGGTTACAAGGGTATGGTTTAGACCATTTTAGTGGTGTCGAAAACGAAACTAGAATTGATAATATTTTAAAAGTTATATTACCTGGTCATAGTATAAATACTAATGATGATAAGGAACGACAATTAATTTGCAATACTTTAGAGACTTTTTTCCCAAGTGAAATTGAGGAAGTTTTAGATACCTATATTCATGAACAAAATTATTGTAAAACAAGAGGAGCGTTAAAGGAAATAGAATCAGATGTTTCTAATTTATTTGAACCATACAACATATTCAAAGTAGGTGAAGGGTATAATTATGTTACAAGTGTTAAAACTTTATTAAGTCTATATGAAAATGTGGGTTCTAAAAAATATACATTAAAAGAACTTTTAGCTGAAATTAATAAAGATACTGAAGTTGGTGGTTGGGCCGAATATACGTATGAAACAGATTGTCTTGACTTTGACCAAGTAACTATGGATAGAACCGTGAGTCGAGCTTTAGATTCTATGGAAGAAGGTTTAGAGGATTCTGATAAGTTTGAGGATATTGAGGAATTTAAAAAAATGGCGGATTTTATTTTATCAAAATATGATTTAAATAGAAATTATGAAACTCCTAAAGATAGTAATATCAGATTTACCATACATGAACTAGACCCCTCCGATAATTCTGTATTGGTTACGGTTAGAAACCTTGAGAAAAGAACTTCAGAAAAAAGAAGATTAGATTTGGAAGGGTTTAATAATTTATTAACTCAACAAGAATTATTTCAATAAAGATAGTGACGATTAAATTTCTTTTTATTATCTTTGTTTTATGGAAAGAAATTATCAACTATTGAAAGATGTTTTATCGGTTCCGACTAAAACATATAATGAAGGATTAATGGTGGAATTCATAACCAATTGGTTATCGGAGAATAACATCCCCTTCTATATTGACGAGTATCAAAATATTTACGCTACAAAACAAACTTTTGAGGTGGAATATTTCCCTTGTGTTATTGCACATACAGATACCGTTCATAACATTGATACAATTAATGTTAAAGAAGAAACTCTCAAGAACGCACAAGGTGAATTAAAACCAGCGTTAAAGGCTTATAACGATATGGGTAACCCAACTGGTATTGGTGGTGATGATAAGTGCGGTGTTTATGCTTGTCTTGAATTACTAAAAGAATTACCAAATCTAAAAGCTGGATTTTTCGTATCTGAAGAAACTGGATGTCACGGGTCAAAAAATGCGGACCCTAAATTCTTTGAGAATGTTGGATACGTGATTCAATTTGACGCTCCGGAGAATTGGATGGTTTCAGAATATTGTATGGGTGTTAAATTATTTGATAAAGAAAGTGACTTCTTTAAGTCCTGTGATGTTGTTATAAACGAAAACTTTAATGGTCGTCAATTATACCAATCACATCCTTATACAGATGTTTATAAATTAAAACAGATTTTTGATTTTTCTTGTATTAATTTCTCAATCGGGTATTACGATTATCATACAAAATATGAATATGTAATTATTGAGGATGTTTATAGTGGTATTAAAACTGGGAAAGAAATGATTGAAAAACTAGGATATCAAAAATATACCTTGGAATATGAACAATCAACATATAACTTTTATTAAGAGACTTCGGTCTCTTTTTTTTTTATTGGTATTTATCAATAAAATGTTATTATGAAAAAATTAATAATTACTGAAGAAGAAAAAAATAGAATACTTAATCTTCATTTAAACGAACAAAGTGAAGAAAATTCTGCAGTTAAATTTATAAAAAATTTATTGGTTACTAACCCTAATTTATTTAACTCTAAAAAACCTTTAAGTTTATTAGAAAAACCATTGAATGATTTTAACTCAAAAAACCCTTCAGATAGATTAGATATCCAATCACTAGTAAAACAGTTGTCGGTTAATAATTCACCTTTTAAAATGACCACATTCAACATTCAAACCTATGAACCAAAACGAGTAACCAAATTAGATTATGATTTAAAAAATATTGGTTTTACATTAATGAAAAATGATGTGGATGGTACAATTAACGCTGGTGTTAAATTAAAATTTTAACATAAAAAAAAAGGGGATTATTCATCCCCTTTTTTCTTTCTACCTCTTTTCAAAGGTTCTTTATTTTTAGTTATAATAACTTCTTTATCTACAACATCAACCACACTTGAGTCCCCCTCGTTAATTTCACCTTTCAAGATTTCTTCAGAGATGAAGTCTTCAATCTTATCCTGGATAGCTCTTTTAATAGGCCTGGCTCCATAGTTTTCATCATAACCAACATCAGATATCAATTCAGTTACTTTATCGGTATAACTAAAGTTATATTTGATTTTAGCAAGACGACCCATTAGTTTATCTAATTCTAAAACAACAATCTTTTTAACATTCTCTTTATCTAAAGTTTTGAACATAATAACATCGTCAATTCTATTTAAGAATTCAGGAGCGAAGAATTTTTTAAGTTCAGCTTTAAGAATATCATTTTTAAGTTCTTGTTCAATGTATTCGTTACCACCATTTTTAAATCCAACACCAGTTCCGAAGTCTTGTAATTTTTTAACACCTAAATTAGATGTCATAATGATAAGACAGTTTTTAAAGTTAATTTTTTTACCTAAAGAGTCAGTTAAGTGACCTTCATCTAACATTTGTAAAAGTGTTGAGAAGATATTTTTATCCGCTTTTTCAATCTCATCAAATAAGATAACAGAGTAAGGTTTATTTTTAACTTCATTAGTTAAGAATCCCCCTTCTTCGTGGGCAACATAACCTGGAGGAGAACCTATAAGTCTTGAGATGGTATGTTTTTCTTGATATTCTGACATATCAATTCTAATCATATTTTCTTCACTACCAAAAATTTCTTTTGCTAATTGTTTTGCTAAATAAGTTTTTCCTACTCCGGTAGAACCTAAAAAGATGAATGAACCAATTGGACGATTTGGGTCTTTAATACCTAATCTATTTCTTCTGATAGCTTTTGCGATTTTAACCACGGCTTCAGGTTGACCAACAACTTTATCAGCTAAAGCTTGTTCTAAATTAACTAATGCTTTAGTATCGTCAATTGATAATTTTGACACAGGTATTTTAGTCATATTAGATACAACTTCATATACTAGTTCTTCAGGAATTTCTCTTTTATGAGCTTGTAATTCCTTTTCAAATTTAATTTTCTCTTCTTCTAATTTAGCTAAAATTCTTTTTTCTTTATCTCTAAGATTAGCAGCTTCTTCGTAATTTTGTTTTTTAACTACTTCAATTTTTTCTAGTTTAATATTAGACGCTTGAAGTTTTAATTTTTCAATTGATTCAGGCATTTTAATATCCACTTGACTTCTCGCACCAACCTCATCTAAGATGTCAAAAGCTTTGTCTGGAAACTCTCTATCGGTTATATACCTTTCCGCTAAATCAACACAAATTTCTAAAATAGAATCGGTGTAATTTACTTTATGAAATGATTCGTATTTTTCTTTGGCATTCTTCAAGATGATTAATGTTTCTTCTTTTGTTGCTGAATCAACAATAACCTTTTGAAATCTTCTTTCTAAAGCT